TTTCCTTCAATAACTTGAATAGTACCATCTCCATTATTCTTAATGCAAAGACCTACATGTGAAATACGATTTACGCCATCATCTGGAAAATCAAAATAAATCCAATCTCCTGGAGTTGGATCATCATTACGAGCATCGGCCCAGCGATTATTCTTCTTAAACCAATCTGCTGCTGCAACTGTTGATGCAGACTTTGGATACTTCTTTGGATCTAGTCCTGATGTAAATGCAGTCCAAGAAACAAATGACTGACACCATGGCTGAAAGTTTGCACCTGTCCACTTGCCATACTTTGTTTCGTTATCTTTGGGACCTTCAATAGTTCCAACTTCTTTCTTAGCAACTTCAATAATTGCTTCTAATGAGCCTTTGACAGCCATAAAAACCTCCTAAGTTTTGTCTTACCAGTATACCAAAGAATGAGCCTTTTTGCAACTTGCTCAGGTTGTCCCAGGTAGCGTCCTGAAATTTATTTGATCTTAATAGATCTAGGCTTTTTTTCTTCAGGAACAATACGATCTACATTAATATGTAGCATACCATCCTTTAGGTCTGCCCCAGTTACTTCCATATATTCACCAAGAGCAAATGATCGTGTGAATTTACGACCAGCAATCCCCTTATGAACTACCTCGGCATCTGTTACTTCTACCATCTCACCCTTAATAATAAGTGTTCCATTATCTACGGAAACATCAATATTATCTTTAGAAAAACCTGCGACTGCTATTGAGATTTTATATGTGTCCTCATCTAGTTTTAAGATATCGTAAGGTGGGTATGACTGCTTATTTGCAGTATTGTGTAGATTATATAAGCGCTTCAAGTCATTATCGAAGCCAATAAAAAATGGATCCTTAAAAAGATCCAGTGTGAAGTTTGTTGACATGTTTACCATTTTTATTCCCCTTTCAAGCGAATAAGTTATTGTACCCCCGAAGGCAGTACCTTAATATTATATCACAAACACTACCTTAAAGATTTTCCCTATTATTAAAGAAAGATATGATGTTATATCTGGTTCCCTCAAGTACATCATTAATCTTATGAACATTATTTAGGTTACCCCTAAAACAAAGCACAGACCCAGCATCCAGTTTTAAAGAAATGTCTTGATTTTTAAAATACACTTCTCCGCCAAGATAGTCATCATTTAAATAAAGAATTGTTGAAAAAACATTATGGGTTCCACCATTATCATTTCCATCTAAGTCTGAATCATCAGCATGATAGTCTCCATAAGATCCAGTTTCCCATTTAGCAGCATGTAATTCATTTAGATAAACAGGAACCTTGTGTGCCTCAGCAGTGATTGCTATAAAACTATCTACTATAAAATCTAAATCATTTTTTAAAATAGAAGTATTAGTGTTAAATTCAAAAGGTAATTTAAATGGCATTCCATAAACGCCTGGTGATGGAGTTTCGCTCCAGAACTGAGAGTTTGACTCAAAAAAATCAATGTATTCTTTACACCTTTCTGGTGTTAAAAAATCACGATATACATATATATCAGAATTTCCTAGTTGTTCTTTGTTCATAATAACTACTTATACTCTTTCTTAGTTCTCATTTTATTTTTATAACCATTAGTAAAGGTACTGCGAATTTTAAAAAACTGAGTATCTAACTGATCCGATGCAGTTTGAGCGTCTACCAGTTCAGACTCCCACGATTCTCTTTTAAATGGTATGACTTGTATCAAAGGTGTACCTTGCGGTATTACCCCAACAAAACCAGACTTTACAAAGAATGATAGGTGACCATTAGATATATATTTATCGGTATCTATTAAAGCGCTGACTGCTTTAATTGGCAGTGAATCTTTAAAAGGTGGGTCTATAAACATTGTGCTATATCCTGATGGAGTTGATAGTGACCAAAAGGGATTAAGCCTTAGAAGATCTTTGTGGTAATAGTTTCTGTCATATGGAAGTTCTTCATACTGCGCTTTATTGTGACTTGAAAAAAAATTCTCTGTAATCTCTTTTATTGCATCAGGAACACTGTGTTCTAGTTTATCTGAATTACTTGAGTCTATGTATATATCACAAGGAGCAAGCAAAAAATATCCGCTACTCATTAAATCAAATATTGGCATACATCTTTTTATTGTTGAAGATGTAAAGCCTAAGCCAATTGTCTCATCATTGCTTCCAGAAGATGCCTGCTTTTTGTACCACTCAGGGATCATTTTGGATGCTGGTACAGGCTTAGGGGCAAATATCTCAGTAGTTTTATCAAAAGGATAGAACTTAATCTGATTCATATTTGCCCCTTGCCTTACCGATTAAGGCTTAACTGTTACTGATTTTGCTGGAAGCACTCCTGTGCTTAGATACTGAGTTGCTACGGCAACTGTTACAGATGATGTTGTTTGTGGAATTAGTCCAAGTACAGGTGAGTTAAAGTTAAACACACCAGCGTTATTATCAAGGCTTCCATTTACATCTGTAGATGCATCTGATACATTTCCAGGACTTGTTACAGACACCGTATCCTCAATGCATGCTGGATAATCTACCTTTGTCTTAGGTGCATTCCCAGTTGAAACAAATACAGGAATATTCTTTGACTTAAGTGTTGCAATCAAAGATCTAATAGTTTGATCTGCCTTGCCTACTCCACCATAAGGTGCTGTGTTTGTTGTTGCTGGAGAGCATTCCTTATTACCATTAAAAAATCTTGATACTGAGACTGCCCCAACTGTATTAGAGTTTGCATTGACCCAGTTAAGTGCATCAATAAAGTTTCCAGCATTTACTTCTGCTACAGACTTAGAACTTACTGCTGCAGAAACCAGAAGAATAATTGGAACGCTTGCGCTCTGCTTCTTTGCTACCTCTGCCATAGCATTACCATGATTGATTGCATGAGATAGAGATGGATTTGAAACTGTCACAACATTTGTGCAGTTTGTGTTTGTAAGTGTAATACACTTAATGTTTGGTGCACTAACCTTTGAGTCAAAGTATGAATCAATGATTACTAATGCTTTTTGATTTGATGCTTGAACTGGCTGTACTACAACAAATCCAAGAATTACTGCTACTGCTAACGCTACCTTTTTCATTTTTACCCCTTTAGTTTTATTACGTATTGACATGGGTCGCCCCCTGCTTCCCACTCTTCTTGCTCTTCTTCACTCATGTATGGATCGCCATCATGAGTATTACAGAACGGTTCTGTTATCCAGCCCCGATCAATTCCATTAGTTAACCATATCTCAAACTCTAGATAGTTGTCATCATCAATCATATTATAAGTATATACCTAAATGCTTACTACGTCAACTGGACCCATGCATGATGGGCTAAATTTAATTGCTGCACTTACTGCAGAAACTACTCTATTTCTTGCATTCTTCTGTTTGTCAGTTGCATATAAAACACCATAGGCATATTCCGCACCTGATCCCATGGCAAGGTATGGCAATGTGTATTTAGATAATGACATATCTGCAGAACTGTGTTCATAAATTTCTCCACGAACTGCAATAATTAAACCAAGGTCTCCATCTTTAGATGTGTCTACCCAGAACTCATTATAAAATTCACGAAGTTCTTTTACAAACCTTGTTTGCATAAACTTATCTGTATCTTTAATGTTTGGTGCAGTTGGTTTAAAGTTGTATCGAATTCTTTCTCCATCCATTGCTCCAGCATATCCAATTAGATAGGGACCAATCTTCCAAACTTTAGGAGCATCAAGTGCTAGAATGGTTCCATCATCAGATGCACCACGATCACCAGCCATGTAGATCTTGTCTTCATGCTTTACTACAGCAATACAAGTCATGCAAAAGCCCCTCCCAAACAGATATATTCAAGTATATCATTGCCTGGAAGGGGCTGTCAAACATAGTTATATATGTTTAATTATGCTGTTTTTGATCTTTTCCTGCGTGTTTCTACTACTGCATCCTGCACTGTTGTTGCATTTTTGTCTGTGGTAGAAAATGCTGCATTGATCTCGTCTCTTGTAAGTCTGCCGTCATCCATAAATGCACGAGCCAACTTCTCAACTACAACTGCTACTGCACTAAGTCCAGCAACTGTCATAGCCTTTGCTACTGAGATACCTGCTATTGCTCCCGCACCGATTACTGCTAGTGCATTTGCTGCAAAGACTGCAACAATACGCATGAGAATATTCCAAATATTTGTGATACTGTTCATGTTTACTCCTCTCTATTTCTAATAGGACTAGTTACAATCCAAAGGGCCATAGTTGCCATGATTCCATAGCCAACAATAGTCTTTGCACTACCGTCCAAAACAACCCAGGCAATAAACATTCCAAGAAGAGTCCATGCCTGATCTACCATATCCTTAAGGATATTCTTTATTATTCTTACCATCTTCTTCCTCCTCTTGAAC